AATCCTATATTCATTGGACAAACCTTGCTCTTTATGGGCGTTTGAGCGAAGATTTTATTAGAAGATATTTTAAATATTTTAAAAAAAATAATGTTCTAGAAACTATAGCAAATAGACAAGAACTATCACCTAATTTAATTAGAGAATTTCCTATTGACGAGTTTATTGAACAAGTAAACTCAGTTACTTTTCCCAAAGAGTTTGTAGAAGAAATACTTGCGAAATATCCAGATAAATTTAGTTGGTATAATGAATCTAATGCACTTGCACATGCAGGTTTGCTAACTTTTGACTGGGTAAAAAAACATAAAAACAAAAATTTAGACTGGAGAGCTATAGCACAAGAAATAGAATTATCTGACCAAATAGCTAATTTTTTGCTTGATATTACTAATGAATGGGGCTGGATGCAAAATAATCCAACTTACAAAACCAATGTATCTGAGGAATGGAAAACAAAACAAGCAGGTAATATTCGGAGATTTAATTACAATAACAGATGGTAATTTTAATTCAACACAAAGGACAATTTTAATTTGAAAAGAAATAAATAATATGCCAATATTTAAAAAAGCCTCTGTAGCCCCAATCGTTCGCACTGTTATTAGCCAGGGTATTGACGACGAGAATAATACAGACCCTGCTTTTGAACAAGCAGAGCTTGGAAAGCAAATTGACGATTCTTGGTCAAAGCATCTTTCTCAAAATATGAGCAATGAAGAAAAAGTAGCAGATTGGTTTAATTATGAATACAAACATGGCAATCGTGAAAAAGCTTTACTTATTGCAAGATTTCATTTCCAAGGCTATAGATGGTCTGAAATACGCGATATGCTTCTGGGAAGAGATTAATCACTCCATACTTAATCTTAATTGCTTTGAATACAAACTCTTTCCATAAGAATTAATTAATTCATCTAATTCAGATTGTGTAATCCATTGATTTCTAAATGCTATTTCATCTGGGCTGGCAATTATCATTCCTTGTCTGTTTTGAATAGATGCCATATAATTACTTACTTCTAGAAGATTATCAAATGTGCCAGCATCAAACCAGGTGGAGCCGCGAGATAATTTTGCCACAGAAAGTTTCCCCATTTTAAGATATTCATTATTCACAGAAGTGATTTCTAATTCTCCTCTGTCTGATGGTTTAACATTTTTGGCAATTTCCACTACATTTTCATCATAAAAATAAAGCCCTGTCACAGCATAATTAGATTTTGGATTTTTTGGTTTTTCCACAATGCTTAATGGCTTGTTTAGTTTATCGAACTCCACCACTCCATAATGCTCAGGTTCATTCACACGATAGGCGAATACTGTGGCCTGGTTGCTCTGCACAGCCTTTTCACATTCTTCCATAAGATTTCCTCCATAAAATATATTATCACCCAGAATCAAAGCCACAGGCTCGTTATTAATGAATTTTTCTCCTATGATGAATGCTTGTGCTAATCCATCAGGAGACTCTTGAATTTCAAAAGAAATTCTCATTCCCCATTGGGAACCATCTTTCAAAAGATTTCTAAACAAAGTTTGTTCATGAGGAGTGGTGATGATAAGAACATCTTGGATACCGCATCTCATTAAGATTGACAAAGGATAATAAATCATCGGCTTGTCATATACAGGTAAAAGTTGTTTGCTCACAGATTGTGTTACTGGGAATAATCTAGAGCCTGTTCCTCCAGCAAGAATAATTCCTTTTTTAATCATACATTAATTGTACAGTTAGGATTTATATCCACCACCCCGCTTTTTTCTCTTACAATATTGTTTTTGAGAAAAGCCTTTAGGATTATCACAGTTTATGTTTTTCTTGTATTTTACGCTCCACCTTTTCTTTTTCTTGCCAGCTCTTGGAGCATTATATTTTGAAAGTTTAATAAGCAAATCATCAATTCCGCTCGCCTCTTCACAAAAACCTTGCTCGTCTAAATCATTAGCGATAGATGCCAGTTTGTGTAAGATTGTGTGAGGCTTTTCAAATGACATATTTTACCTAAATAATTTTGTTAATATAACTTTGATAATTTTCTTGCGAATAATTATGTTTTTTGAGCAAATGAAGTTTTAAGTTGCCCGCATCTAGATTTTCTCTATTGCAAATTTCACAAGTGTATTTTTTTCTTTTTTTTGAAGATTCTTTTTGATGATTTTTAGATTTTGTTGAATGATGATTTGGGTTGGATATTTGCTTGATGATATAGTTTGCACACTTGCCCTTTTTTATTATTCTTCCAATTTTGGAATTTTTGAACATTGTATCATAGCTTAAATCATTTTCTAAACAAAACTTTCTTAATGTATTACCGTCTAGATGCAAACAATCTCCAGCAGGAGTGTTTATTTCGTATTTGTATTCTGAGTTTATTTTTTCTCTAGATTTTGCTCCGCCTTTCTGATGCCATTCCTTTGTTCTGATATTTTTTGAAGCATTGGCGCCTTTCTTCCCAGCTTCAGATTGATGTTTTTTAAAAATAGCTTCATCACTCTTTGCTAAGCTAATCATCCAATTTTTTCCACCTAGTGTCTGATTATAAGATTTCGGGTCTTGCAAAACTTGTTTATTAACTATTTCTTCTTCCAATTTCCATAATTCTTCAGCAGAATTTGCAAAAACTAAAATTTCTTTTTTAAAATTTTCTTTTCCATACTTTGCAATCGCATTTTTAATTCCTTTGCCGCTACCCAAATATCCGTCATTAAGATTTTTTGTGGCATGACGCCCTATGTAATATTTTTCATTTATGAGATTAGTAATTTTATAGATTAAAAAATATTTCATTTTTTCTTTCGACTTGTCATGTCAGACACAGATTTGCCTTTCTGCCACATTCGGCATGACCATGTTCTTGGCTTTGTCGGGTCTTTTGCTGTGTCACATTTGTGTCTTGCTCTAAAACTTTTTCTTCTTTTAGGGTCATCCCTTTTTATTTCCATATCTGGAGAACCAAAATTTACCTTAACAACATTGCCTTTTTCATTCTTAACATAAACTGAGAATTTCTTAGGGCCGCCTGGAGTTCGAAATGGCTTATTGAGTGGTTTATTCTGATTCTTTTTCTTTTTAGCACTTGTTCGATAAGATTCCCTGTCTTTTTTTGCAAACCAATCTTTATAAGGTATGTAACCAAACTCATCCATATATTTCAAATATTCAACTGTATTTCTCTCTTTCTCTTTTTTTGCAAACCAATCTTCATAAGTTATGTAACCACCAGGCGTATAACCATACCCATCAATATATCTCAAATATTCAGCTTTATCTCTCTCTTTGTTTAGCGAATCCATTAATGAATCCGCTTTTCTGAAGATACCTGAGGATGCCTCTTTGCAATTTCCACTACCTCCACATCCACAGCCACAATCTGATTCATCTTCTTCAGTAAGATGTGACACAAGTTCTTCAAAGTTATCAAAACCATGAGAATCATCGTCTTTTACTAATTCGTATTCTGTTTTACCATCTGGATGTACATGAATAAAAATTTCTAATCTTTTAGAAACTGGAGAATTATCATCAGCTTTTTCAAAGCCCATTTCTTCAATAACACCATGTAAAGGATGGTCCATATGTGCTAATCGCAAAGAAGTGAAAAGCATATTTTTTGCTTCTTTAACAAAGCCGATTGTGTATAGTTCTTCTGCCACTGATGCTAGATTGTGTGCTAATTTTTTCATTACATTCCTCTTGACATGTTTTTGGTATGTTGGTCTAAAGCTGATGCGAATCCATTTTCATAAGCATTGAATAAATCATCTTCATGCTCTACTGGATTGTAAGGATTTTTTTTATCATCAGGGTGCCTCATTCCATCTTCAAAACCTCTTCCCATAGCATCAAAAACATCATCAAACTTAAGTGGGTCAACATCTGTATTAGCAGGAGGTTCATAAAACTCTTCACTTGTTATTTCCCAATCTTCTTTAGCATACTTTTTAATCAAATCTTTTAAACTAGAAAAGCGAGGATTTTTTAAAAGGTCAGGATTTATTCTTAATTTTTCAAAAAGCTCCTGGTCGTCTGGTTCATCATATTCTTTTTTAGGTTTCAAAAGGTCATCGAAATAACCAGGATTTTTTTTCAAAAAGTCAAAAAGTTCTTGGTCGTCTGGTTCGTTTTGTTTACTCATTCCAATCTCATCTAAATCGCCAGCATATTTATGAATCATTTGCTCAAGCACATTAGCTTTTTTATCCATCCCCACTTCCATTAACTTGAAACAACCGTCGCCCTTCATCACTTGCCAATTCAAAAAGTTTGCAGCTTGCTCAGCCACAGCTAAAGCTTTTTTGGCTTGTGCATTATTGGTAAAGCAAAAAGCTTTTCCATCCATCTTCATAAATCCATCCATAGATTTAATTTTATCTTTGTATGAGCCTTTGCCACCCTTATTAGCATATTTCTTAATCATTAGTTCAAGAGCAGAAGCCTCTTTGGTGTCTTTTCCTCGCTTAATCATTTCAGCTAAAGACTCATCTTTCTTGTCTTTTTCTTCAGCTTCTGACATCAAACTATATGCCATGCTCACGTCACCTTCTAATGCTTTTTTTTCAGCAAGTTTCATTAAAATCTCAGAAAAACTCATACTTATTTTTTAAAGATGCATTTACTTGTTCCCTTCTTTAGTTTCCAAATCAAGATTTAATTCATTTCTTCTAACACATAAACTTCCAAATTCAGTTTTTATTACCACTGTTCCACCAAACGGACACTCAGACACAATCTCAATTTCTTTTCCAGGTAAAATACCTAGCTCTAAAAAACGTTTTTCGCACACGCAATCTTTAATTGTGGCAGGAACATTTTTTTTCAAGTTTTGAAAAGAAACTTTCATAATTTTGTTTTACAATCTTAACAATCTTATTCCTAAATACGTATAATATAATTGTGAAAAAAGCATTTACATTAATCGAACTTCTCGTAGTAATTGCCATTATCGCTATCCTTGCCGCCATCCTTTTCCCAGTTTTCGCTCAAGCAAAAGCTGCCGCTAAGAAAGCCGCAGGTATTAGTAACCAAAAGCAAATTTCTCTTGGTATCACCATGTATGGTGCTGATAATGACGATATGTATCCACGTAATGACGACTGCATTGCAAACTCAAGTTTGAATGGTAACTTAAATACTATTCCAGCTGGAACCACAGTAAATTGTGGAGTTTCTGCAGGTTTCGCCCACCGCGTTAATCACTTCTCCTGGCAAAAATGGACCCAACCTTATGTAAAGAATGTGCAATTGTACTTTAATACATCAAGAGGAAACGTTAATGCTCCCACTCCATCTTGCCCAAGTGGGTCCTGGACTCAATGTGGTCAGGTAACAGGAAGTTATCTTCTCAATACTTCTCTGACAGGACAGCTTAATACCTGGAATCGAGCAGCTGGCTCAGCTACAATGTTTAGAAATTCATGGCTAGGAGGCTCTATGACTGCCATTCCTAATACATCAGCTGCGGGAATTCTTATGGAATCTGGAAATCTTCAAATTGGTGTGGTTCCAATCGCTTATGGTACAGATTCATCCTCCAACTCTGTCACAGTATTTCCTCCAGCAGTGAGAGAATATTGGGCTTGGGAGCTTGGTCTGCAAGTGGCAAATTACTCTGCTAATCGGAATGCTCAGGCTGATGAACTCAGAGCTGCATTCCAAGGAATAATTGTAGGCCATGCTGATGGCTCAGCCAAATATTATCAACTTGGCAAGTTCCTCGCAAATACACCCACTGCATTTGAGTATGGTGTTTCAGCCACTCCAGCTTTTGGAATGAATCTTAATGCTGGCACTCTTCGAGGCTTTACAGGTGGCACTGTTGGTCTTGGGGCAAATCCTAACCTAATGGTGCAATATCCTCTTTGGGGCCTTGGACAATAATTAAAAAAGCCCCCGAAAGGGGGCTAATCTCAATCTCCTAAGTAATCTAGTAATTGTTTTTTATTAGAAAATGTCATCACATTTTTTCCATCTTTACTAGCTGTATATATTTCTTTTCCAAATGGATTAAATGTTTTAGTTACCATTTGTTTTGAACCATCTGGAAGAATTTTCTCTGCATTTTTTGGTTCAAAGTTTGACTTTAATGCTTGAGATAATTTATCTATATTTGCTTTTCTTTCATTTTCTTTCTGAATAAACTTTTCGTATTCGTTCATGATTTTATTTTACAGGCTTTTTCTTAAGTTTATTCTTTTTCTTATTTTCTTCTCGGCATTCGTAACTACAAAAAGCCTCGCCTTCCTCTGTTACTTTATAAGGTTCTTCATCAAATTTCTTTTTGCATTCTTTGCATTTGTAATCTTGTGCAATTTTAACAAAGATAGTGTCGATTGTTTTTGCTTCCACGTTGAATCCAGCAGAATCTAATTCTGTTGCAATTGAAGCTAATTTTCTCATCAGATTGTTTTTGTTCATTTTAGTTCAATGGGTCGTAAGGAAATCCTTTTAAATGTTCTATAATTTCAAAACCATTAGGGCTTTCAACAATTCTATATCTATAGCTTCCAGAAAGTCTTGGGTCGCTTGAATACTCATCAAGCATTCGTATAATTTTCATTGCACCTTCAGCTTCTTCTCGGCTATCAAATGTTCTTGGAGAAATGTATCCGTCTTTACTTAAAATACCCATGGTCGAAGCCATATCTTTCAATTTATTTCTAAGTTTGTCTTTAGCGTTAAAAAACTTTTCTTGATGTTCTTGATTTTTCCCATATCCATAATCGCCCTCTGCTAATTGAAATTCATTCATTTCAGGCATATTTTCCATGGATAGCTTAAGAAAAATTTGGTCTACAGTTTTTGCCTCTTTTGTAAAACCAGCATAATCAAGCTCTGTGGCAATTGAAGCCATTTTTTTCATCAGATTGTGTTTGTTCATAGATTCCTCACGCAGATTGTGTATGATAGGTATTTCTATACTTAAGTATAATCTTCCTACAAAAATGCTCGTAATCAAAAAAATTGATAATTTCACCAATGTATTTTTAACTTGTTATAATCTTAAAAAAACAAAAAACCCTGGAGAAATCCAGGGTTTTGATTAATAAGTATAATTTTGAAGCTGTTAACTTACCAAAATCTTACTTAAGCTAAAGTCATTGATAACAGCGAAGCCCAATTCTTCGTACACAACCCAACCCAATCGGAGTCTTCGTGTGTCGTCTGCTGGCAGAACTGTGATGTCTTGTCGAATAGGCATTGCACCAACGAATTGAGCAGGAGCCATGATAAACACGCAGTTCTTTGGAACCATTGTCGAAAGGTGGATGTCAGCTGTGTACAGGTGACCATACAAACCAGTTTGGAGAATGTCTCTTTGTGTTGCTTGGTCGTACACGTCTGGGCCCCAACCTCGGAAGTCCTTGTATCGTGCAGGAGGAACAACAATTTTCGCACCGATAAGTTCGTGCTCTTCGATAAGAGTAAGAGCGAGGTTTACTTGCTCAATTTGAACTGTACCGTTAACGTTAATTGTTTGGTCTTGTGGAGTACCTGCATTGATAACTTTGAATACTTCGGTGTCTTCTTGTCGCTGCAAGGAATCCTTAGCTCGGATTTGTGCTCGGTCAACGATGTAGAATCGTCGTGCCTTAACTTCTGAGTATCGAATTACTGGGTTAGCAGCAATTTCGAATGTAGGAACCAAGAGCTCTTCTGCTTCGATTTCAGAAGTAGGAACAGCACCTCGTTTGCCAATGACAAATGATTTTGCTGTAATATCTCTTTCGTATCGAGGAAGAACACCTTGTGGGAGTTCATCAACGAGCAGGAGTTTTCGTCCGATTGCTTGATACATCAAGCTGTTCTTGATTGGTTCGACCATAGCTTGAGCGAGAGCAGTTTTGCCTTCGTTTGTCTCAAGTGCCATGGCCACGATTTGATTTCTTGTTTCTTCAACGCTATTTTTAGTAAGTGCCATTTCTTTATTTCCTCCTTATTAGATAAGTGTCCAGTACAGAAGACCTGCACCTGAGTCATAGTAGTCTACTCGCCCAATGATAGGTACAGCATTCGCAGTGGATGCTGAAACAAGAAGTCCACGATTGTTAGTTGATGTCAATGCAGTAGTTACAGTAGGCTGCAAAGGTGTATTTGTATATCCTGTAGCTACGGAAGTAGCGTTACCATTACTTGAACCAACAGTGAGAAGGTCGCCAGGAGCTGGAGATGTGCTACCAGTAGTTCCTGTCCAGTTTGCAGTATCGTTGCCAGCATTTTGTGCTGTCAAAAGTGCAAATCGGTCTGTAACGAATTGTGACGAAGGTGTAGTGTAAACACTCACGCCTCTTTGTGAGTAGGTAGGAATACCTGCAGTGAGGTTGGTTACAACATCAATTGATTCATCTTTGAAATCAGAGATTGCTCTCTTAACTCCAACATAGAAGCCATTGGTATAGCTTTGGAAAGCCGAACCATTGACAAAGTTAGAACCAGCTGGGTCGTTGTTAATCATTGTTGGTGTTTCACCAGCAGGGTTGGTTCCCACTGCGTCGTCTGCACACACTCCAATAATTAATCCTCGCAAAACTGCGGTGATTGTTTGTACTGCACCAGTGTAGCCTGCTGCGCTGCTATTGTATCTATCTGCTCGGAAAACGGCAGCAGGGTTTACTGCTGTACCATTTGCTGAGTTTGAGAATGTTACAATATCGCCAGCAAGAACAGGGTCGATAGACAGCTTTGCGTAGTTAGCTGCCACAACTGAATTTAATGCTCTTAATGCCATTTTATTATTTTCTCCTTAATTTTTATAGTTTCCTTTTTTTTGTAGATTAATTACTTTCGTAATCAGTCCTCCATCCCAGTAACTTGTGGTGCTGTCCATCCAATATTCTTTAAAGCGTTTTGGATTTCAGAAACACCGCTCAAATCTGCACTAGCTCCTCTCACTGATGGGTTGAAGGAAATCCCAGTGGAAGCAGTTCGTGTAGCCTTATTGCTAGAGGCAAGCCTCTCAACATTTGCAGCTGCTGAATTGAGCATAAGTTTTGTTTGTCGAATCATTGCGGTAACGGTAAGACCATCGCTAATCATACCTTCTGCGTAAGCGTCAAGCTCTTCTGTTGGCAAAAGACCTGCTGTTGCAAGTTTTGTTGACATAGCATAAGCTGTTTTGAGTCGTGCCTTGAAAAGTTCTGCTTCTTTTTCCATTTCTTTTTTGTGGTCATCTTTAGCGTATTCTTTTTTAGCCTTGACGCTAACTTCTCCGTCTGAAACGCTAACTTCTTGTGCTTCTTTTTCTTCTTTATCGTGCTCAGACGCGCCCTTCATGAGTTTGCGGAGCATAGAAGCATACTGGTCATCTGTAGAAGAGTAAAGCTCTTTCGGGCCTTTTCTCGTGTGCGCCTTTACAGGGTCAATTTCTTGAGTTCCAGCGTGTTCGCGAAGTTCTTTTTCTGTAACAGCTTCTTTATCCATGGCTTTTGGATGGTTTTGAACAAAACCATTTTTTTCATCCATTACACCATCTTCGGTATAATGTGCTTGCCCTTCGGCTTCGGCTGTTTTGATTGCTTTGAAAAGAGTAAGCGCTTCAGCATATGTTAATTTGCCTAAGTCTTCGTCTTCTACACCTGCTGTTTTCAATGCAAACGCTAAAGCTTCTTCAGCTGCATCTGCGTCAAATTCGCCAAGTGTTGAGGAATTAACTGTTCTTTTTAATGGTAATTTTCCTTCAGATGGAATTTCCAGATTGTGGTAAAGATTTTCATCACCTTGAGAAGGAATTTCAAATGGATTGAAATTCAATTCGTAATCTGCAACATCATGAGGTGTTCCATCAAATTTGAAAGTTTCCAATGATTCGTGTAATCCTAAATCTGGTTTGAGTCCATCGACTAAATCAGTGAAATTAGGAATTTTGTTTTTTGCATAATCTAGAGTGTCGAATTCGGGGTCAGTAATTGAACCCTTGACTGTGTCGTAGAAACCCTCTTCATCATACTGCTCACTTGCAGCATGGTCGAAACCTTCTTTTCTAGAGACATGTTCTACTTCTTCGTCATCAGCCATAGCTGCGAGAATTGTTTTTCGTAAAGCTTTTCTTGCTTCAATTTCTTTGTTCATATTTTTATCTCCTTGTTTATTTTCTTCGTGACCTATTGCTTTTGCCTCGGACATAGCATCAGAATCACCTAGAACAGTTTCGAGAGCTTTTTCTACTTCTCTAATTTTATCTGCAGGGACTGTGATGTGGAGCGTGGCGATTTCATCTGCATCTACTTCGTCTTCGTCAGCATTAAATTCATCTTCATGTTCTTCATCGTCTTCAGAGAAATCAAAATCTTCATCCTCATCTTCCTCAACATGTTCGTCCATTTCTTCATCTTCTTCGAAGTTATCGTCGTCATCGGTCATTTTACCAATAAAATCTTCTGGCATATCATCTTCTTCCAATCCTTCTGATTTCATCAGTTTTGGAAGAAACATGTCCCGAATTGAACTTGCCACGTCTTTAGCTTCGCTTTCATCCATGGAAATTCTTTTCATCAGGTCTGTTTTGCATTCTGCAAAAGACTCTTTATCCGAAGACACAATCTCATGTATCTTCATTGCTTTTTTGATTTTTAATTGTTCGCTTTGACCGTCTATCATTTTTATTTCCTATTGTTTATAGTTTTAATAAACAACCTCATTTCTAAGGTCTTTATTTTATCATTCTATAAGCTAATACAAATCTCCTTTATTATATCCATACAATACTTGCTTCTAAAGCACCTGGCTCACCAGCTACTTTTTTAACTTCTGACACGGACATTGTTCCGCAATCATAGCAATATGTATGTTTTTGTTTCTTAGAAGCTGTTCTAGAGCCACAAGCTGGGCAGCACATACCTACTGGTAGCTTCTCTGCTGTATGTGGATTGAACCCTTCTGAAAGTGATTTTGCATAAACTTCTGCTGAAGTTTTGTATGCAATTCTTTTCATAACTCTTAATGATGTAGCAAGAGGAGCCATTCCTGGTGCGGCTGGAGGTGGTGCAGCTGCGCCCAAACCAGCTTCTGGAGCTCCAAGACCTCCCACAGGGGCGGCTGGAGCTCCAATTCCCATAGGTTCAGAAGGCACTTCACCTTCTGCTCCTTTTTCTTCAGGTGGAGCCACTTCTACAATAAACTTGTATTTCAGTTTAGCTCCGCAGGCATTACAATTACCCTCTCCGTTTGCTATGTCAACATCTTTCGAGCCACATTGTGGGCAAATTGAGCCCCAAGGTGATTTATTTCCTGGCTCTGGTGTTTCGTCAATTGTTGGCTCACCCATTTCTGGCGATGCACCAGTAAGAGAACCTACACCTAAGTCTGCTCCTCCTCCTGCCATTCCGCCTAGCATTGGGTCTGGTGCAGCGGCGCCTGGCATAGCAGGAGCAGGAGCAGCAGCACCTGGAGCTCCAGCAGGAGCACCTGGCAATCCTAATCCTTGAGCCACCTTAACAATATTTTTAATTCGAGCAAGTTTTCTCATTTGTTTTGCTGAGTTAGACATCACCATTTCTACACCCATCCCAGGAGAAGAAGGAATAACTTCTGCTTCTGGCATCATTTCTGGCATCAATGCTGGCGAATTTATTTCCATCATTTGCCTATCTTTGTCAACATAATTATCAATTTTCATATCTTCTGCTACCTCTGGTCTGAAAGTTTTTGTGGCTTTAGTACTCACTTTTCCACAAACCATACCATCAGCTGATACATTTATTTCTGTAAGAGCAAATGTTGTTGGGTCCACTTCGTAACCAGATTGCGAAAGTAAATCAACAGCAAAATCTCTGAACTTTTGATTGAAAGCCGCATCTTCTACTTTTGCACCAATGTCCTCTAAAGTAGCCATAATAGTTGTTGTGTGCGTAGTTTCATCAACCACATGAACATCAGATGTTTTGATAGATTTATTAAGCACTTTAATTGCAGCTTCTTTATATGAGCAGAAAAGTTTAGCAGCCAAAGCCACTTTATCTGTAGAAAGTTTTCTGTCATTAGCGACATCGGCAAGCCATCCCACGATGTTCTCGTTTAAATCTTTAATAGAAGCTTTTCTAGTTGCTCGTTGCTTTGCTCTTGCAGAAGCAGCAGAAGCTTTTCGTGCTTCATTTATGCTTGATGCTAAAACATCAATAGGCATTTCGTTGACAGCATCAACCATATCTTCAGGTTGAGCACCTGTTTCCTCTCCAGCAATTGAAAGCCCTGTGACAGCGCCTTTCATGCTGTCATTATCCATATCAGCTTCATCAGACTCTAAAGCCTCTTTCATTTCATCTTCTTTAGTTTCTTCAGCTGGGTTCATTTTATCAAGAAGTTCTGTTAATTTTTCTACAGCTGTGGAAAAATTGTCTTTGATGACATTAAGAGCAGAAATAATTTCACCCTCTGTAGCTTCAGGTGCTGTGGTGTCGGCAATATCTTCAATTGCAGTTTGCTCCATAGGTGCAGGCTCTGCCGTTTCAGGAAGTGCTGGCATGGGCTCTTCTGGCATTTCTGCTTGAGCAAATTTGCTCATAATTGAATTGTATTCTCTTGATGGAGTACCGAGTCTTGCTAATTTAAGAATTTTAGCAAAATCTTTACTTGATGCTGATTTTGTTAAGAAATTTAATACTGCTTCAGGCTTTGAAGAAGTGGCTACGCATGTTTTTGCAACAGCGTCCATTACACCGCACATAATTTCTTTGCCAGGTACCACTGAGTGTCCAAAATTTGGATGAAGCATTTCTTCTAATTGCTTGTCACCAATATTTTTCTTAGCATGTTTTCCAAGCTCAGTAACAATTCGCACTAAATCATTAGTTCTGTCAGGTCCCAAAAGTTCTTCCATAACAATATTTAACTCTTTGTCTTTTCTTCTTGCGTTCAATCTTTGTTGCATTGTTTCATCATTGTGGCCCTTGTGACCCTTATCAAGGACATCAACGATTGCCACTTCAGTGTGTTCATGATGATTTCCCACTTGTTTATCAAGAACAATAAGTGCATCAATATCAGCTGCTGTTTTTACTACTTGTGAAAAATCTTTTAATAAATCAGCCGCCACTCTATAGCCATCGCCACTTTCCATTTGGGAAAGCTGCGCTTCTGTTAAGTTTGGTGACCAATTTGTTAAATGGCCGTTGTGATAACCTTTAATTCCTTTATCTGTGGAGAGAACCACGCGGTTTCCACTTTGGTCATCCAGTTTAATGTCGATTGCTAAAGCAACTGTATTTTGCTTTTTAAGGTCTGATGCAATTTTTTTGAAATGGTCCATAATTTTTTTATCTCCACTAGAAGCTGATATTTTATTGTTCTGAGGAGTATAAGAAACTACCTCATTATTTGTTTTTTCTGGAATACCGCATGCTTCTCTTAAGTTATTTAAAGCAATTGCAAATTTTCCAAATTTACTAAGATTGTTTTTGATTGTCGGAATAATCTCGTCTTCATTTTTTGTTGAAGCCCAAACCATTCTTACATTGTTGTTGCTCGCAGACACTCCTCCGCCCAGTGGCATAACCATAGGTTGTTGAGAAAATGGCGAAATCATTTGTCCTACAGCTGGCGTAAATGCCATATTAGCTGCTTGTTGGGCTGGTGCAGGCTCTTGAACAGGCTGAACAGGCTGAGCAGGTGCAGGTTGTTGGCCTTGGGCTGGAATCATTGGCTGAGCAGCTTTTTGACCTGCTGTTTCAATTCCATCATCAATCATATCTTGAAGTGTATTTTGAAGTTCACCCATTGCTTTGGTAAGTTTTGCAACGTGGGTAAGGTCAATATTATCTTTTCTTGAGAATAGATTCAAAACTGCTACTTCAAGAAAGTTCAATGCTAAATTGACTAAATCAAGAATGTTTAAACTTCCGCTCGGGTCAATTCCTAAACCTTGTAAAACTTTTACCACTGTAGCGTTTTGAGCACCAGCATTTCCAATTAGTTGTCCACCAACAAGAGTACCTGCGGTTTGAGCAATTTTAACAATACTTTTATTCAAATTTTGTAATTGCCTAAGAGCTTGTTCAATTTCTCGTTTTTGTGAAATGTCTTCATTCATTGAGGCAGCCAAAGTAATTGATGAATTTAAAGATTGTGCTGATTTAATTGTTTTTTCGGCTTTTTGAAGTAATTCATCTTGGTCGTAAAGCTCCATAATTTCGCATGATTCAAAAGCTCCATCACCAACACAAGACAATTCAATAAACTTAATTCCATAGTTATATTCAAATGCTTTCTTTCCAGATGGATGCATTTTGCCTTTATACTTCTTTAAACAATCACAATAATCTCTTTCTGTGGTAGCTTTGTTTCCACAAATAGAACATTTACCTTCTTCAACAGAACAGTTATGAACTCCGATGTTTGATACGGTATAAGTATGAGATGCAGTTTCAAAATTATAAACAGGCCCATTATATGGTAAAACTTTTATATCTTTGATTTTTCTTAAAATATAGCCATCGGTATAGTTTTTATTTGATTGAACTACTTTATGAGTATTACAGATAAAATTACAATCTTTGGCAATTTTATTTGCTTCAAATGATGGTAACTCAATGTTGAAAGACATATGTCTTCCATCAAATCCTTTTGAGTTCGTATAAATTTTTAATGCTTCATTAAAACTATAAAATTTATTTTCGTATTTTGCATAAATTTTATGATAAAAACCAAGTCGTGTTAAAATATATGTTGCATCTTTTGCAAAATTTAATGAACAAGTAGTCACTGAAATTCCATTACTTGGTAAAGATTTATGCGTAACGCAACCATCGCCTTTAATCCAGCTACAAATAAAAGCTTTTTGTATTTCTTCGTTAGCAAATCTTAAATCTTCACTTAGAGTTTTGCCGTATGAATATTCACCAATGTGATATTTGAACCATTTTGCAATTTCTTCTGAATAAACTCTTACAATAATTGTATTTTTTGGAATTCTTTCATAAATTCTTGCGTCTACATCAAAAACTTTTTTTATTAAATCAGCGCATTCTTGAACCAATGTTTCTTTTTCATCTATAGAAAAAGTAAATTCAATTTCTTTAATTTCATTTTTATATTTAAGATAATTTCCTTCTGCTGCAAAAAGTCCTAATAATTTTGCTTGGTCAATTGTTAAAGAGGTTTCGATAATTTCGCCACCAGTTTTTACAGCAAGCATGTCACCAATTTTTAAATTTTGTGCCTCAATAAAATTTGGCTTTACTGGATGGTAAGCTCTTTGAGGTTTATTTTTATTATTTCTTTTTACTCTTTTGTTCCAGGTTTTTTGGTCTACGGCTAAAATAGGATGTTCTTTAGTACATTTTATTGCATATCCACCTTCAAAAGTAATTTCATAAATTTTTTCTGTTTCTAGTTTTATTTGTCTATTGATGATGTTTGTCAATAAACCATTTGCATCTACTAACTTATCAGTTTCTTGAACAATTTCTATTTCTTTGTAACCATCTTGTGTTAAAACAAGTGTGCCCTTTGGAAAACATCCCATGCTGACATCATGAATATATCCTTGTCTTACACCCCTGGCAATATCTGGATAAGCATCTTCATCAATGAAGAAAACACAATATACACATTTTTCTTCATCATCCCATTCTGCATAAACAACCATGCCTTTTGCTTCTTCGATGTTATCATTTTTGTGGTTTGTGTAGATAGGCACACCTTCAAATGTTTTATATGCAGGCATTTTTTTGCCTTGATAGTCCACTTCTTTTATTAGCTCAGCTTCTTCAAAGTAGTCCCCATTTGCATTACACACATCAGCATCAATTGCTCTAGCCCTTACCCAAAGTAAGTTAGCACCATTTCTGGCTTTCATCTCTTTGATGATATCAAAGTCTTTATATTTTTCTAATACCTCATCCGCATTGGCGTATAATGATTGCAAGCCAATCTTGGCAGCTTCTCTAATAGTAGAAGAAGTTTTAATCATTGTGCTATTTGCCAGAGCTGTTCTTTCACTTTTATCAATTAAAGAACTGATAGAAATCATTCCGCCGCTTATGCCTCTTTTAATCATGCCTAACTTATATTTCTTTGAAACTTTTCCTCACCCTTTCACGTATAAATAATTAATGAATAATTCTGTATCTTTAAAAGAAAATGATGGTAAGTATTCTGTTATTAAGCAAGGTGGCAAAAGAGCTTTGCGTGTTTTCAAAACAAAACAAGAAGCTTTAGATTACATCAAATCACACAATCTGAACATTGTTGAAGAAACTATGGATGTTATTGTCAATGTTCCGCCTGTCCCTAAAATCAACGAAATAAACAAAACAGAAGTGCCTGTTGCTTCTAGGCCGCCGTTTTTTGAGCGACTTAAAAAAGCTTTATCAAGTTTTCTTAAATAGTTTGTTGCCCACTGGGTGCACCATAATTACCAAGTAACTTTTGGATGGCTTGCTTAATAACCATGCCTACATCTTTTGGTTGCTTGGTTATTTCTTTATCCGTGAACCTTAAAATTGTCCAACCTTGCCTTGAAATTGAAACGTCTCGATTCTTGTCAGATTGTATCTTTTGCGGATTATTATGCCAGATTTCCCCATCTGCTTCTACTGCAAGTTTTATTTGTGGAAAAGCTCCATCAAGAATATATTCTTTTCCTGGACCAGCTTCGTATTGAGCATAAAACGCTAATGGCGCTCCTATTTGCATCACAATCTGATAAAGTTGTTTTTCTAGCGAAGTATATCCATGAATATTCTGTTTTTGTTTAACCTTAGCTTGCTTCACTAATTTTAAAGCATTATAATTCATTGGCTCGCCTATTGGATGCCAATTCCAAGGCTGTGCTGGCTCTAAATCTTCAGGAATTTCTTCTCCATATCCTCTTCCTGTTACTGCCAATTTTTCATTTAACTCTTTATCTACTTCAGAAATGTAATTACGCTCAGACAAAGAAGCCATTGAAGTTCTATTAAATGCTATTTCATTCATCAATGAAGATGCAAATTTATATTGCTTATATATTGAATCTGCTGTAGCTGGTGGCGGAGCAGCTCAATTCCCTGCTGCTGCAGGTGTTTCGCCACCCATGCCTCCAAGCTCACCCATGGCTCCACCCATAGCGCCCCCTGGAGGTCCGCCCATTGGTCCGCCTAAAGGAGCGCCTCCTGGTGCCGCACCAGCACCAAATCCTTCGCCTGTTACGCCACCGAACCCAATGTTCATATCTGTGTTCATAATTTCAGAAGAATTAACGAAATTCATTCCTTGCTCAAACCTGAGTCTTTCTACTTCTTGGTCCCAATTTAATCCAAATTCTTCTACAAGTGTTTCAGCAGAAATTACACCATTTTGCTGAGCTGTTACTAGCATTTGAAGTGTTCCAGTATTATCTTTCAATCTAAGTGGGTCAAAAATAATTGTTGGATAAACTAATTCTTGTTGACCGCCTTCGCCTTCAGTGTAAAAACCATTCCATTCTGCCACTTTTTTAAATATTTTTTCCTCAATCCACTGAGCCACTTCTCTTCGCCAAGTTTCTAGTCTTTCATTCATGGCAAGTAACCCTACTTGCGCGTTTCCATAAGCAGGACCTTCGCCATTAAGCAAAGCTTTATTAACCATCAAGCCATCTAAAATTTCTTGGTCTAGCAACTCAAATTCATTAGAAACAGGAAGTATTTGTCCATTTGCTCCAACGAATTTATAATCAAATGCATGTGGGACAACTAGAGTAAGATTTGGGTCATTTGCTACAGCAGAGAGCTGGTCTTGTACTGAATCAAGGTCAGCTTGTGATGCAGGCCTTTCATTATCCCCTACCATTACAATTTTGGTAGGAATAATATGCCTTTCTGCAATCAACCATTGTGCTTGTCTGAGTTTATCTTTGTATGCCAAAGTAACAAATAATGGCTTAACAATTGATGTGCCATAATCTGACCAATAATCTGAGCCATATTTAAAATGATGAATACACATTGGGTCAAGAGGAATGGGCTGTTTTGACCTTATCTTTGCTTTTACAACATCTGGAATTTGGTCAAAAAGCTCTCTAGGGTTGCCTTCCATAACCACTTTTATTTCCCTGTCATTTGGAAGATAAGCGTATGCGGGCTCCATAGAAACAAAACCTGGAGTAATCATCACTGAATCAGGATTTAAAATTGATAATGACTTCCAGCTTGCACCTTGATGCTCACATAAATCACCTGTTTTGGGGTCAATCATAGAGCCTTTACAAGAAGGGCAATCTATTTCAGTAAGAACAAAACAATCTCCATATAAATGGTATGAGTTAGATATGAGCGGTAAATATTTTTGAAAATTTAATTTTCTTATTAATTTTTCAAAGTAGTCTTTCACTACTCCAGATTTACATTCAAGTTTCCACCCATTAAAAGGAAAGTTTGTATAAAAATTAATTGCCGCAGCTACTTTAGGTTCATTATTTCGCCACCAGTTTGCCCATAGATATATTTCCTTTCTTGTGCTTGGTATTTGGAATGATGATGGCGTAAGAAATGGAGAATAAAAATTAGGTGCCGTAGTAGTGTTATTAAGCACATTAGAAGACATTTGTGCATATCTCCCGCCTGTAGGACCAATACCTTTTGCTGTTCTTAATTCAGCCCAATTTTTATTCGATGCTTGAGCATTAGGTTGTCTAGCGGATGTTTTTTTGAAAACATTTTGTGCCATTGAGGTCATGACTGATGTAAGTGACGGTATATTAGAATCGTTAGGCAAATTTTATACTCCTAATTTAGATTGTACATAGATTTTATGAGATTGTTGATATAAAACCTAGTTAGTATTCCAATCCGTAGTGTTTATAAAGTTGTCTCCGCCATTATTATAAATTGGCATATCTTTATTTATATTTAATAATCCATCAGAGCCTTGTCCTGTTGCCTTCACTGTTACAGGTTGCTTTATTTCGTTCATTAGTTTGGGATTTTTAATCACATTTTCTCTTTCTGGATTCAATGAGTTTTCTAATCCTATTTCTTCTGTTTCATTATTTAACTCAGGTATATCGGGCGAATTTGTGAATTTTGTTTTATCTTGAGCTTGATAATATTGTGTGAGGGCATTTTGGTTGTATGTGTTTACATAGTCTTTGGCTAATTTATACCAAGACATTTTATTCACCCATAGCTTCTCTTAGCTGTTCCTCAAGAGTGTCAAGTTCATCTTCATCAAAAACATCTCTAACAGTTTTTAACATTTTTTCTAAAGCTTCATCTGTAGCTAAAACAGTAGGTTTTTGTTTTTTATCTGTAGTATTTTTTTTGTGTACTTCTTCAAGCTGCTCTTCCCAGGGTTTGGTAGTGATTCTTTCTGTAAGTGCTTCTTCTCTTGTTACTCGCATATCTTGAGAATCTTGGTCTGACATTGGGAATTTAGTTCTTTGACCTGGCTCAAGATTTGAAGTAACCTGCTCTACAGGCATCTTGTCATAAACGTTTAGTGCTTGTTCTTGAGTTATCACATGGTCATTTAGCCATTTAACATAATTACAACCTACAGTTCCATCAGGATTCAATCTAGAATCAACACAATAATCTCTGCAACTTGATATAGCCATAGGAACAGGTCTACCTGATTGATAAATTCCTTTAGGGCACATTTGATATCCTTCGCCAATTTGCTGCTTGATTGTAACAAACGCTGTTTTAATATTTTGTGTTGGATTTGTACGTGCAAAAATCTGATGAAGATTTTTAGATGCATCTTCAAGCTCGCCATGAATTACTTTGCTGCATGAAGAGGATAGTGCTTTTCTGTTATTTTCACCATCAACATATTTAGATAAAAAGTTGATAAGTTTTGCTGCTTTGTGCTGAAATTCCACACTGGTATGAGATTGTGTTTCATTGATTTGATTTTCTAAAACAACAGCATCATCAGATGCATTTCTTACATTTTGTAAATAATTAAAAGCCTTTCTTATTCCTGTGTTTAAAATTTCTTTTTTTACTGCTTCAAGTGTTGTTAAAATTTTTGTACCAGCAGTTTTATTTTTAAATACTTCTGATGAAAAACCATCTGGACAAGCTCTAAAGAAACAATTAACAAGCAAATCATTAGATGCAAAATCATTTTTGTTCAAAGCTTGAGCTTCTTTCAAAACTGCTTCATCATTTAAAGCTGTTTTTATTAAAACGATTACATCTGTGCCTGCTAATTTTCTCATAATCTCACTTCATTATTTCGTTAAGAGCTTCCTCAGACATGCCTCTTTCTTTAAGAACACTCTTGATTTTACTAATCATAGTTTTCACGCCAGAACGGTCTGCCACCTCTTTTCCAAATGAATTATCTTTGTTATTCATCTTTTGTAAAGAATTTAACCAACATATAGAAGCAATTAATTCAGCATTTGACCTTTTGGAATAATCTAAATCTAATCTTGGCCAATCTTCAGCAGTATTTAGAAGAGTTTGTGCTTCTTTCTTATGAACTTTTCTATGTTTCTTTTTATTATATTCTTTAACAATTTTTACAGCGTTTGAAATAGTATCTTCATTCCAAATTTTTTCTTTTAAAAGATATCGAACGATTTCTCTTTTTTCAAGACCATGGTCAAGAAGCTTTCCCACTTTACCCATCAATACACGAAATGGATTGCCTCTGGATTTCTTTTTTTCTTTCTGTTTTTGTTGTGCAAATTTTTCGAAATTGAAACTATTGTTACTCATTTTTTTATGCCCTTCTAAATCTTGTAATAACTTTTGAATTAAACCTTTTGAATTAGGATATGGGTTTCCGCTTATAGGGTCTTTTGTTACAATTCCCATTTTAGCATCTGGTACTTTAAAAGCTCCTAAAATTTGCCCTAATCTATCAGAATATTCTGGAGTTTGACATCTACTTCTTAAATTTTCTATTTGTACGCAAATTATTTTGGGGTCGTTTTCATCCATGCAATGATTCAAAACTTGAATAATTTCATCGAGCGTAACGCCCCCCATTTGTGATACTTTAGTCATCTATTGATTCACCGATACTATCAGCGAATCTTGCAATGAGCGAGCTATTTTCAAGAGCTTTCATTGTTCGTGCCGCAATAGCCTCCTTATTTTGCCATTGGTCAAGCTTTTCAGCAGGGTCTACACCCTTTCTTGAAATTTTAGCCTTTCGTGTGCTATTTGATTCTCGAATCATTTCCCGAATGCTGTCTTGAGTGTCAGCATAAAATTCGTCAAAAGTATTAAAGTTACCATGATGAATTGGGCTTTCATTTGCTAATCTAGCTACACCAAGACCCCTATAAGGAAGTACATTTGCTTTTCTAATTTGGCTAGACTGTTCTCTTTCCCAATTTTTATGTGCTATTGCTTTTTTCTCAGCAGCTGTTCTTCTGTCAAACATAGAATCATGTTGTCTTTGAGATTGCTCAAAAGCACTTGTTAGCTCATCGAATTCAGTTTCCCAAATAGAAAATCCATTGTCTAAAAGATTTTCAGCGTATCTATTGTTATCAAAATTAATAGAACGAATGCTATCTTGATTAAATAATTCAGATTTTTCACCAGCAAATCTTTGACCATATCCAGCTCTTCGAATTCCACCATTGCTTTCTTCATACAAAGCTGGCTTAGGTGCCTCAAACTCATGCTTGAGTAAGCCAGCTTCTTTGAAGTTTTTCAATCTATTTTCATAAACAGATTTATTGCTTGAAGCTTCTCTTAAAAGTCCTTCAAACTCATCGGTGAAAGAAATGTCATGATTTTCAAAAAGAGCATCACTCACCGAATTTGGCAGATTGTTTAGTTCAGAGGCTTTTCTGAAAATTGACATTTAATTAGTTCACCTTTTTTCCATCGTCGTAGTCAGAAGCAACCATTGGCCAAAAATCTTTCGCTTGATAACCTAGAACATTATTCCAATAATTAATGAACTCTGATTTTGAATCAGACGAAAGCTTAGCCTCTTTTATCAAAGATTTTGCGAGAGCTTGTTTTGTTTTTGAGGAAACATTTGAAGCATACACTCCTTTAATTTCATTAGCTAGGCCCAATACTTCTTGGGAATACGAAGGAGTGCACATTGAATCTATGTACTCTTTTGGCATACCCAAAGATAAAGCCACTTTATTGAAAGCATTTCTTTGCGCTGTACTAAATTTTGTTGGAGATGTAAAAGCCATCACTTCAGGATTTGAATTTTTCTTTTCTTCTAAAGCTTTTGTGAAATAATCTGGGGCGTTCCCTTTAAAAGAATCTACAAGCTGTTGTATATCTGTTACACTCATTGAATCAAGCTGGCTTTGAGGAACAGCTGTTTCCATATCTTCAGCCATCTTGATTATAGCTGCTCTTTGAGCTTGTCTTTTAGCAAGTCCTGCTTCTTTAGTCATTTTTGATTCAATCGCACTTGCGATTCTTTGTCGATTAGCTTTTCTAGCAGCTAAGATTGTGTTGACAAGTTTTGTGTCACCAGCAGCTTCAGCAGCTTCGATTGCTTCAGCACTAATTTGACTTGGATGTGTAAATGCTATTTTTTTCATTTTGTTTGAATCACTGGCAAGTGTGTGTTTTGGGTCTCGGTGCTTAAGTTCTTCTTCGCCTTCCTCTTCATGCTCTTCTTCTTCTTTTGTTTTAGCTTTTTTGCCATGCATTTTTTCAGCTTCACAATCTTCAGCATTCTTTTCGATGTCCATCATTTCAGCCATTTTAAGAAGATGTGCAATTTGCTCGTCTTGGGAACTTGCATACTTATTTTTTTGTATGTTTTGCTCCACGGAATTCCAATCAATTCCGCTAAACGAAATTTTAGAACCCATGTCTACGTTTGTGTTGTTAGGAAAAACTCTATCTGCCATATTTTACTCCAATAATTCTATATTCTAAGATTATTTATTTCTACCTCTTATTAGTTTTATTTTCTGATTTTCTGGCAGGCAATAATCTCCCACCTTAATATCATATTCTTTTGGTAAATCAGAATGACCTTCTAAAACAAATTTTGTTAAAGGATACTCTGACCTACATGGTTTTTCTTGGTGAGCATCGAGCTTACCTATATTCTTAATTTCATAATTTTCATCCATGAAAAGTAACGAAATTGGAAAATCTACATTTTTATTCCAAAAACTATGTTCATCTAAATTTTTAAAAACAAAAAAAGCACATTCATCATTAGCTAAAGGCTTTGAAAACATTAATCCCTTAGCTAATTGCTCTGGCGTTTGCGCAGTAAATCTAATGTTTAAATGCATATTTTTTAATCATGTAAGACAAAGAACTTTCTTTTCCAAAATCATCAAGGTCATCAAGGTCATCAAGGTCTGAGTTGAAATCAAAATCTGATGTTTGTACAGCAGGTTGGATAGCAGGTTGTATTCTTGGTTTCATGAATTTTCCAGCCATACCTTTTCCAGATTGTATATCCATAGCTTGCTGTAATCTTTCTTGAATATTTTGGCGTGTTACTACATCTGCATCTTTTACCTTGTGGTAAGGCTCAGCTTTTAATTCATTCATTCCAACGTCATATGTATAAGGAAGTTTTGCACCTTTATATACAGCTGAATGCACTTGCTCAATAACGGTCTCTTGCTCTTCAGGAGTAAGCTCTGCAAATTTTTCACCGTACATTTCCATGGATTTTTGCAAATATGCCGCCATCACCGCTGGAGTAACATGTTGAAATACTTTATATTGCAAAGTATCTTTTGGTTTATGAACCCATTCCCCAGTTTCTTTATCTACCTTTGAGCCTAAAGCATTCAGCGCTTGATTTATGAATGCTTCTTGAGTTTCAGGGTCAGAAACTAACTGTCTAATTTCTTTTTTCAAAATATGTGCTACAATCGAAATTTGTGCTAATTTTGCATGTCCACCTTGACCTCTGACACTGGCTCCAGGCAAACTTACATCCATAGCTTCTTTAGCATTTATGATTAATTCAGATTTAATGATTGCTTTAAAAACTCTTTTAACTAAATTTTCATCCAATTTTTTTGCCCATTTGGGAAGCTCATAAAAATTTTGTTTATAAATGTAGTCTAAAATTTCATCTAAATTAAGGTTTTCTACTTGTCTGTCTACTTCTTCTTGCACTTCTCTTAAACTATATTCACGTTTTTGGCCTCTTTGTTCATAAACTCTTTTTGATTCACCATAATTTTCTTTGATTTTTTTGAATGTACTAAAGTAAAAAGCATCAAGCTCAGCAGAAGCCTCAACCATATCTTGTTGTATTGCTTTTGAGACTAATTGTCTTTTTTCATCATCAGACATTCCAGGTGTTATTAAAGGACGAATTTTTTCTAGTACTTTTTGAGAAATATCGCCAGTCAATCTTTTTTTAAGCCTTTCATATTCTGGCATTAATTTGTTTTCAACAAAAATACTCAAAATATCACTTTTTGGGTCATTGATAATTTTATTAAACATTTTATCAAGAGCTTGTTCCTTATCTTCAATGTCTCCTTCCGCCCCTAATTCAAACATTGACTCAAAAGCATCCAATGCTCCAGCGTCTTGAGTTTGCTGGCCAAATGTTTCCGCCCCGCCCTCAAGAGATTGTGTTCTTCCTTGGGTCTCTTGTTTAAATTGTCGCTGTTTTACTAAAGCTGCAGCATTACTTAGAACCCCACTTATCAATCCTTTTAAAGAAAAACTTAAAGCATTTGCGCCATTATATTTTTCTAATACATCTTCAACATTTTTTTCAACAAATTTTTCAGGCATGTATTCGCTTACTACAGCAGCAACATCATCATTTGCTGCCTTTGTAAACGCATAAGTACTTAAGATGTTTAAGTTGTCATTCAGAATTTTTCTTAAATCATTTTTTTTGTACTCATATTTACCAGGCTCTGAAAGAATGTCTTTAATTCTTTTTTCTGGAAGTGAAAGCATTTCATCATAGAGTTTGTCGCTTTGCGAAAGCTTTATCATGCTAAAAAAAATGTCTGAAGTTTTTTTACTTTTTGATGATAATTGAGCATGCTTTGCCAATAATTCTAATATGCTTTTGTTTTGCAACTTTATTCTCCTTTTTTATTTGCGATTCTTGAAAAAGACCTAAAATCAAACTTATCTGATGTTCTATTTTCTTTGAGGCTATTTTTTGTCGATAAATATGCATCTCTCAATGCTGTTCTTCCTCTTTCAGTAATTTTTACAGAGCGACCATAACCAGAAATTAAGCCCTCAGCTTTTAGAGCTAGTACGGTGTTTTCATCAATTTCTGTAGGAACTGAGCAATATCTTTCATTAGAATCAGTTACTGCCGTAACAATAAAATCTGTGTTTTTATCAATATCTTGTAAAGCCGCAATAGTGTTCACTGAGTATCTGGTATTGTTTTTTGCAGATGCTGTTGTTTGTAAAACAATTGCTTGAAGTTCAGATAATTGAAATTCTGGTTGCATTGATTCGCCAAACGTAATAGGCATGCTTTCTTGTTTATGAATAGGTACAATAGGCTGTGGCATAATTTATCTTTCTCCTTGTTTGGTTTATCCTCCTGGTCCTCGTGGTTTGAGATTTTTCCAATATTCTGGACCCGAATTAATATCATGCACTTGGTCCCATGTAAAGTAATCTAATCCTCCGTTCATAGAAGGAGAGTTCACCAAATATTCAGGGTCTACTCTTGCTGGCCCAGGAACCGCATCAGGCCCATGCATAGCACCTTCGAGATTTAGTTTTTCACTTGAATCAGTTTTTAAATTCTTATAATCAGGAAGTCTGAAATTAAGCTCTTTGAAGAATTTTATGTCAAATTCCATAAAATCTTGCTTATTTCTTTCCCATGTATAAAATCTTGCCGAAAGAGGAAGCTCATCAATTGCTGATAAATTGTATGGCCAAGCCGCTGTTTTAACTAATTGATGTAAAAAAATATCAGCCATTTTATATTGACCATTTTGCTCCAGCAAATCAATAGCTTTCAAAACATTTTTCATAAAACGCTTACTCCAAAATAAGGATTTCTACTGTACATTGGGTTACTTGACACACTGAGCATATCATTTTGTGAATAGTCATTCAAGCCAGAATTGGTATAAGGGCCTTCATTTGTCACGCCTCTTTGAGGGAATTGACCTTTAAGCATTCTATCCCAATCCAAAGTATCTTCAAGATTAGTACCTTGGCCGCCAATGTTGTTAGGGTTATTTTTTAGTGCCTCTAATTTTCCTTCTAAGCTTTTATTATTTTTTTTTGATTCTGGAGTAACACTGGAAGGCAAGTTATAAAGTGGTTTTGGATTATTAAAACTAGGAGATGTTCCTGGCTGCCATGCGTCCATTAATCCTGTAAAATAAGCATGCATGTCAATTCTTTGAGGATTTTGTTTTTGCTGAACATACTTATCAATTCCATCTTCAGGTTCATAGATTGCGTCATAAGGACCAAGCCATGGCTCTTTTAATTTATTTCCAGTTAAATTTAGTGAATTGTCTTCATTTTCATATTCTTCTACTGTGGGTAAAATGTCATCCATGTATTCAGGTAAAGGAGGTGCACTTTTAGGCCGATAATAGCTTGATGTTTTTGAGGCCATTTTAGAAAAATCTATATCATCATTTCTTCTAAATTCATGAAGCAATTCTTCCACTGTTTTAATTTTTTTAGGAATAGGATTTTCTTCAGGAGTCTTTTCTTTAGCTAAATCTTTAAGATGCTGTTCTTTATTTCTAATTTTCTTTTTTAGATTTAGTTTTACTCTTTCGTCAAAATCTAAAAGATAAGGCTCTGCGTCTTTTTCTAAATTATCATGAAAAGTTTCAAGTAAACTTTCTAAAGGCCTGTCAAAAGACAAAATATCTGGTTTTCGATAAAATCCCATAATATCATCCATGGACATTTCTCCAGAAAAATTATTTATACCATAACCAGCATAGCCACTTTGTCCACCTTGAAAATTTGGTGAACCACCTGGAGCGTTAGGTGCATACTGACTGCCTACACCACCAAATTGACCAAGCCTAATACTCATTAATTGTTATTTCTGACCAAAAATAATTTTTACCTAAATCTGCCACCAGTATAAGCCACCCTTGACCTTGGCAAAGTTCTGGTAATCATTGACTCTGAATCAGCCTCATAAATTGCTGCGGCTGTTGCGTCGGGGATATCATCTTTATAACCTGATAAAGCTTCAATTATCTGTCTGCCATTCCTCCATTTCTTTTGCAAAAATGTAAACTGGTCTTTAGCTTCAGGTATTTCATTAATTTCCATAAGCTGCCCCTTAGAGTCTTTCACCCTGCCATTTGACATTCTGTAAAACTTAATTCTTTTATCTCTAAAAACTTCCAACAGATTTAGATAAATTTTATCTTTATATTCCTTATTAAACACTCTCAAAACAATTGGAAGACCAAGTTGCTGAAGTTTATTGATTGTTTCCATAGAGCCCCATTGGTCGAAGCTAATTTGCTTGAATCGAAAATTACTATGCAAGTTCATCAAATATTCCTCCACTTCTCTAACTGGCACAGGCTGTTTCATTTTTTGTGGAGCCCAAAAATGTATGTGAATGATATTGAATGACTTAATCATTTTTCCATTCAAATCTCTCACGCCTGTAGGAACAGCCTCTGTCACTACTACGCAATAGTAATCAGAACGGTTAGCTGGGTCAACATGGCAATAATATTCACCACCTGTTTCTCGTTTTTCCATCCTAGTGACCTGCGTAGAGTTTGCAAAGGCATAATCAACATCTTCTGGAGATAAAAATGGATTCTGTGAGTTATTTCCAAATTCAGCTCCAAATTGCATATTATATTCTATAGGGTCATTTTTCTTTTGTGCTTCAAGCCAAAGTTTGTCTATATTTGCATTTATTTGCCATGTGGGTATTTTTAGAACAAGAGTCATGCTATCTTCTAAACGCGAATTGTAAAGAGTGAAAAGTTGTCCAAAAGGTCCTTTCGGGTTAGACAAACAAATTATCTTGCCTTCTTTACCGAATGTTGCAATTGAAGGCTTCAAATCATCATAAAGTTTTTTATCTAATCCAGAATTAGGATTATCTCCCGCCATGGCAGCAAGCTCATCAAGAATCACGCACCAACAAGTTTTACCAACCAAGCCCGAAGCAGATGAAGAGCCGCATTTTAAAATAATTGTTCCATCTAAAGCTGTAAGCCCTCTTTCACTTCTTCGTTGATTTTCTTCAATATCTTTCTCAGTCAAAAATTTCATTTCTAATGCGTTGTCTACGCCGATGTATTTTTGAAAAAATGGAGATGCAACAGCACTATTTTTCATGGGAGTAAATATAGAATCTTTTGCTTGGTCTTCATTTTTCGCTACGTTGAGAATAAAAATTTCACCAAAATCTGGAAGACCTAATTTTTTTTGTGGATGTTTTATAGAAAGCAATCTGTAAAGTTCATATAAAGCAATTGCCACTGTCATAAAGGACTTAGAGCCTCGCCTTCCAATGATGAGAACTAATTCTTGGAATTTATTTCTCATTTTATTTTTTATTTGCATCTTTACTGCTTCGTCGGGTATTTCTTCTATTAAATCAATTTCTGACTGGAATAAATCTTCAGGCTCACATTCTAAAATATCACGCAATATGCTTTCCGATTCTTTATCAGCTGAAATATTTATTTCATGATTAAGCCTAGTTTGTTTTACCTTAAGCGGACATCTTAAACACTTTAAGCATTTAGAATTGATTGGTTTTAAAACTGGTTGATAATTTTCTTCTTTTTCAATTTTTTCAGCACATTCAGTTTCATTGTCCAAGACATATTTCCACACACAACTTGAACATCCATCTACTTCATCCTTTTTTGCATCGTTAAATTCTATGATAGTGTTGCCTTCTGAACCAGCGTAAAATAACTTAAGAGCTAAAATTTGCCAAGGATATGGTCTTAAATTTAAAAAGTATGGGTGAGTAATAAAAGTCTCAATATCCACCATTTTATTTGGATTATATTTAGATTGGTCTTTTGTTTCAGGGGGCGGAACTTCGTAACGGGATGCATATTCTACATTTATAGATTCACCATCAAATTCTGCAAAAAGCTGCTCAAGTTTTGCAGCATCTCTAAGCATTTTTTCGCGTTGCTCTACTAATTGTTTTTGTTGCTTTTTCTTATCCATATTATGTAATAGACTTTCTCAATTGTTTAGTCTTTTCTCTTATGATTCGTTTGTCTTCATCATTAATCATAAGTTCATGAATTTCATGTAACACTTCAAACACATTTGGCAATCCAAGTGAATTATCATCTCTTTTCTCTTTAATCATCAATAGCTTGCCAGAAAGTTTTTCAATCATGGCCGCTCTTCTCAAAATATCATCAGAGTTTTTAGCAGTGATGCCTCTAACATCGTTTATTTCCATCAGAATCATAGTTTCTGCTAATTCAAATTCTCTGTATTTCCATCTAGATAGTTCATTTTCTCTATCTTCATAGTGCAATAAACCTGGTGTTTCAATTTTATTTAAATCACAATGATACTTTACATGTTGACTAATTTGAGTCCAATTTAACCTGGCGCCAAAATGTTTTTCAAAAAATTTAATTGTTGTATTAACTTTTTTTCCGCAATCAATGAAAACATGTTCTAGTAATGTTCTGTGTGGCGAATTGCAAATAGCACATTTTGAAGAATAAAGCTGTGGGTATTCAATTCCTGAAACATTTATTTTGTATGGAAGAATTGGTTTTGCATCAGCTTTTAAAGAGCTGAATAAAACTAAATCATCATTTTCTATTTTTGATAAACTGGTATCATCTAAAATAATATTATCAATTACTGGCTCTTTAATAAATATTTTTTTACCAGTTTTTTTATCAATTTCAATAATTCTAGCATCTACATTATTTGATTTTCTTATAAAATAACGTGTTACATATCCTTGATCATAATCTTGTTTTGATGGTCTAGGATAGTATTGTTGTGGTGTACCAAAATTTTTAACGTTAATATTAACTAATGAATCATATTTAAATGAAGATTGTGGCAAATACGGTACTAAATAATTAGATGTAGCTTCATTATAATTAAATCCGGTCATTACTAATCCATCAACATATCTATGATAATATCCTTTAAATTCAGTGCCATCTTGTAACATCCATTCTTTACCAGATGTTTTAAGCCCTGTTGTTATTTGTTCCGGCAGATAATATATTTTAGGTCTTTTTGCCATTATCTTTCTTTTACTCTATATATTGCTTCTAATTCTGTAGTCCAATCATTATTTTGTATCATGTGACGAATTTTAGTTACTGTCCAATAAATCCTTGAATCTCTATATTGTTTTGGTAGCCAATTTGTTTTAATAGCATTTCCGTATAAAAATCCATTAATACCATCTAATGTTAGTTTAAGATAAATAGGAAATACGGCCGTTTTTAAATCTAAAATATTATTAATTCCACTAATAGATCCATCAGCATTTAAAG